GAGGCCGACGTATTCAGCCCGTCGAAAGGCGGAGGATACGCACAGTTGCGAGGGCAGGACGTGCGAACCGCGCCAGTGAACGAGGATCAACAGGATCTCGTTTGGTATTACGATGACGGATTCAAACAGCAGCTTTATTACGGCTGCATCAAGGAACATAAAACCCTTTGGTGGTTGCCTAGAAATACAGGTGCAGATTACCGCGAGATGTCATGCAATGAGCGCACCGAAGAAAAGATGATGCCCGATGGCTCAACCAAACTCGTTTGGGTTTGCATCGGTCCTAACCATCTAGCCGATACCGAGAAGATGCACGAAGTCTTGCGCGGCACCGTTGAATCAGCGCTGGCGGATGCGCGGGACAAATGGATGGAGGAAAATGCTGGTTGACAGTTGCAACGGGTGCAACGATAGCGAGCCGAACGACCAAGAAAAGCCGCAGCGCACGGCGGATTGAAATCAAAGAAGAGGCTGATCGCTGTCGGCTTCTTCGCCTTGTTAGTCCTTATGAACGAACCCGAATACAAAACACGCTTCCTGCAACACATGGGCAGCCTGCAAGTGGATGCCGCAATCGCGCTCTCTGAATACGATGCGCACGTCGAGAGTAACCCAAACGTCTGGGAGGAAGATCCAGCCACGCCGGAAGCTGATGCCGACGAGTGTATGACCTATTGGGACTAACAAATAGCTCGCCAACGCTTGCGTTTGGCGCAGCGCACGTTCGGCTTTTTGACACCACCCGCCAATCGTTCCGTTGTTTTTGTGTTCATGCGCGAGCCTCGCGGCTTTTACCCGCGAGGCTCGTTTGCGTTTTGACATGCGCGGCGATTAAATGACCGTCGCCGAGTTCACACAGATTCTAGTCTCCGAAATGGAGGCGGACGCATCCACGGATTTCGTGGACAAGATGCTCAAGGCGGCGAGGGCGCAGGTCGCAGCAGGGAACGGCTCACTTTCCAGCCTAACAAATACCAGCGTCAACGGCAAGTCTGCCGCTCGGACAGTTGAGATGACTGCCGCGCAGACGCTAAAAGCCTGCCGCGATGCGCTGAAAATCTACCTCAGCGACGGCGACAACGACGATGAAGTCTCTTCAACCTACGCCGACTTTTCCCTCCTAAGCCGATGAGTGATCTTACACAAGGACAGGGAGCCGCAGCATACGATGCCGCAACGACCAGCGCTAACCGCTCGTCGTTCATCAATTTTCCGACCAACTCCCGCCGTGAGTTGACGCCATACACACGTCGCGAGGTCATCAAAAAGCACCGCGCTCTTGAGGCAAACTGTTCATTCGTCACGCGCATGATCCGCAAGTTTGCGCGGCACGCAGTCGGCAGCGGCATTCACTTCCGATGCCTATCAGAAGACGACGTTTTCAATGACGCAATGCGCCGCGATGTGGAGGAATGGTGGAACAACGCCGCCGTTTATTCCATCGACGGCAGCGTGGACGGATGGGAAGCGAAGCTCATCGCCGCCGAGTCAATCATCTTGGACGGCGAATATAATTCCGTGATGACCACTCATCCCGCGAGTGGTTTTCCAGCCATGCAGCCGCTGGATGTGTTCGAGATCGAGACACCGTGGGGAAAAGATTTCGATGCGCGGCAATGGGATGACGGCATTCGCGTAAACGAGTTTGAGCGCCCGGTTGAATACGCGATCCGCACATTGCCCGGTCTTTCGTCTAACGTTCAAGGTGATTATCGTTTCGTTCCTGCTGATTCGATGATTCACATTCACCGCCGCCGCCGTGCTCGCGGTCATCGTGGGATGCCGTGGGGATACTCTGGCTTGAATCAGGGCATCGACGCACTCGACCTTAACGCGCTCGTCACGGGAACCGCAAAGCTACACTCTGCGCTCGCCGTGAGCGTTAAAGGCACAGCAAAGCGCAGCAAGAAGGGCGCAATCAACAAGATTGCAAACGCGGGCGGCGAGACTGGCAACTCATCCGACATTCAAGCGCTCGAAAAGGTTTTCGGCGGCGGGATGATCAACTATCTTGGCGAAAATGGCGAGATGCAGCTTCACTCGTCGCAGCATCCAGGCGCGAATGTGATGGCATTCATTGAAATGCTTTTTCATCAAATGAGCGTTGGCTATGACGTGCCGTTTTCGGTGATGTGGGACATGGCAAAAGCAGGCGGAACCGCTGCACGTTACGACGCAGAGGATGCGCAGAGTGCCTTCGATATGATGTTTGATACCATATCGTATAAACTAGTTAGGCGCGAAATCATCTGGAAGGTTTCCAAAGCAATCAAGGACGGCAGACTAGCCGCACCGAAAGATCCGCTCTGGTATTCAAAGCTTGTATTCCGTGGTCCTCGCAAGATCACCGTGGACGTTGGACGCATGGCAACGGCGTTCAAGACTCTCACGCGCAACGCAGGCATGAGCATTCCGCGCTTCCTCGAAGAGCAGGGACTCGATGCCGATCAGGAGATGGACGACCACATTCGCTTCCTCGCCCGGACACAGAAAAAGTGCGTCGAATGGGGCGTGGATTTCAGCCTGCTTTATGAACCAACGCCGGGCAGCCAGAACGTCGTCACCGTGAACCAATCAGACCCGAACGCATGAAGTCCTACCCGCACCTTTTCGCCAAACTCTTCTGCCAGCCATTGATGCTTCACGCTCCAACGCGGGCAAGTTTTGAGTCGGCATTACTGGCGCGCATGGAGTCGGACGTTATGCCCGCGATGGTGCCAAAAGAACCGTCTAACCGAGTGTCCAACATTTATGAGCAAATAGGCAACGTCGTGGTTATCAAGATCGACGGCGCGATTGATAAGCGAATCGGCTCCATGGAAATGGATTGCTATGGAGGCGTTGATTTGTGCGACGTTGATTCTGCTCTCGCTCTCGCTCTGCATTCAAGTGCTGAGAAGATCGTGCTCGATATCGCGAGTCCAGGCGGCAGCGTTGTGGGCGTTGCTGAAACGTATTCTCGCATCCTCGCACTCTGTGAAGCGAAAGAGGTTCACGCGTTCGTGAATACGCAGGCTTGTTCGGCGGGCTATTACCTCGCCTCCGCATGTGATCACATCGCCGCCGCTCCATCTGCCATCGTCGGCAGCATCGGCGTTTACCTCGCGATGATCGACCAAAGCCGCAGACTCGACGCGCAGGGCGTGAAGGTGAATGTAATGCAAGGCGGCAAGTGGAAGACCGTTGGCGCAGATTACAAGCCGCTGGCAGACGATGAGCGCGCCATGCTGCAAACGAAAGTCGATAGCCTCTATACCAACTTCAAGGCCGCAGTGAATGAGCGCCGCCCGCAAGTCGAAGATTCCACGATGCAGGGCCAATGGTTCGACGCATCGGAAGGTTTCGCGCTCGGACTTGTGGATGAACTCACCGGCGAAACGCTCGACGAATACGTCACCAAACTGCTGATGCAGTAACCAATTTTGACAACCCAAACCTAATCAACATCATGTTTCAATCCAAAGAAATCGCCAATCTGAAAGCCGCGCTTCTCGACGCTCAAACGTCCGGCGCTTCAGCTGCTGCTGTGCTGCAAGAGGCGCAGGCTGAGCTTGCCAGCGCAACAATCATCAACGCCGAATTGTCCGCATCGCTCGACGCTCTGAATGCAACCGTTGCAGAAAACGCCACCGCGCTTGCTGCTGCTGAAGCCGCAACCATCGCCGCCGACGCTCGCGCAGTTGCCGCTGAGGCTGCTGTTGAGGCTCAAGTGCTTGAACGCCTCGCATCCGCTGGCGTTGATCCAATCAAGCGTGATCCGCAGGCCAAGGAAGGCGGAGATCAAACGCTCGCCCGCGCCGATTTCGATAAACTCGACCACTCCGCACGCGGAGCATTCATTTCCTCAGGTGGCAAAGTCACCGACTAAAACTGCAACAGTTGCAACACCAACAATCCCCTAACTAACCAAATATATGGCAAACTCTCAGACCCTCACTGGATTCACTGAACTCATTTATCAGGCACGCGACATCGTTCTTCGCGAGCCAGTCGGCTTCGCCACCTCCGTCATCGTCAACTCTGGCAGCGAGGGCGTTTCCCTCGGCGGCACCGTTAAGTCTTTTGTCGGCGGCGAGCCAACGCTCAACACCGACCACACGCCAGCGATGACCGTTCCAGCTGGTGATGACATGACTTCCACCTTGGAAGAAATGACCCTCGGCCAAGTGGCTCGCGTCAACATCCCGCTCAAGGGTGAAACCGTCCGCCAGCTTGAAAGCACCGTGGGCCGTGAAAACTTCGTGAAGAACACGCTCGCGCAGGCAATCCGTAAGATTGTCAACGCCATCGAATCGCACGTCGGCACCGTTGCCAAGAATGGATCGAGCCGCGCAGTCGGCACCGCTGGCACCACGCCTTTTGCGTCCAGCCACGCGCTGATTCCCCAGGCCAATCAAATCCTGACCGACAACGGCGCTCCAAACGACGGCCAGCGCTCGCTGATCATCTCGACTGGCGCGGCTACCAACCTGAAAACGCTCTCGCACATCTACAAGGTGAACGAGAACGGCAGCGCCGACACTCTCCGCAATGGCATCTTGCTCGACATCGACGGCGTGCAGATCAAACAGAGCGCGGGCGTTGCGAGCCACACGAAAGGCACTCTCGCCAGCTCTCCAACCAGCGCTGCCGCCGGATTCATTGTGGGCGACACAAGCATCACGCTCACGGCCTCCGTTGGCACCGGAACCATTGTTGCGGGCGACGCATTGAGCATCGCCAACGACACCGCGAACGTTTACATCGTTAAGACCGGAGTCGCCGACGCATCCACCGCCGCAACGCTGGTTCTCAACAAGAGCGGCTTACGGAAAGCCACGGGAGCCAGCACTCGCGCACTCACTCTCGCGGCAAGCTACACCGGCAACATCCTTTGCCATCGCTCTGCCATCGAGCTTGCCATGCGCCCGCCAGCCATGCCAGACGGCGGAGACGCCGCAACTGACCGCATGACCGTCGCTGACGTGAATTCTGGCCTCGTGTTCGAGGTGGCACTCTACAAGGGCTATGGAATGAACCTGATGGAGATCGTCTGCTACTATCAGGCGAAGGTCTGGAAGCCCGAGTTGATCGCAACCGTTCTAGGCTAACAAACAGTTTCTTCATGTGGTGTGAAGTGGGCGGCATCCGAAAGGGTGCCGCTTTTGTTTTGACATTTCGCGCCATTCGTGAACCAATTCGACGCTTTCAACGACCAGTGCTTTTCTGATGCCGAATCCATGTTTGGCGTTACGACTTGGACGATGGACGGCAAAGCATACAGCGGCATTCTAAACGAGTTTGAAGGTGATCACGACTTGGAAATGGACGGCATGATCATTGGTGTCAATGCAACGCTCGTTTGCAACAAAGGGCAGTTCAAAGCGATCACAAAGCCAGCGCAAAAGACGCTGCAAAACAAGACGGTCACGATTGATGGCGTTGATTATACCGTCACCCGCGCTGCCGCTGATTCCGTTACGATCACAATTGGATTGAGGATTGCGCGATGACCGTCACTTCAGTTTTCAACACCGATAAACTCTACGATGCAATTCGTTCGTTTCCCGGCAAGACTGATGTGGAGTTGGACAAGTTCCTGACTGATAACGTGCGGTTGCTTGTGAGCAATTCGCGAGGATCAACGCCTGGATTGCTTCAAATAACGCCGCCGTCATCGCAGGGAACGAAGGGAAAGGCCGCGCAACTCCAAGGCGTTAAGCGAGTCACCGCCGACATTGCGAAGGTTTATCGAACATCGTTCACGGTTTGGCAGGAGATAGCCAAGATCAACGCCAACATGGCGAAAGGCTACCGCACCGCATCACTCAAAGGCGACATCGTGCGAATGAATAGCATCGCCGCTCGCGTTCCGGGTTTGATTGCATGGGCAGCAACGCCAGCCAAGGCGTTTGATGGAGGCGCAGAGGCGAAAGTCCGCAGAGCGCCAAACACGGGCCGCGTTGCTGGCAAATATCCATCCTTCACCGTTTCAAATCCTGATGCGCTCAAGAAGTGGCGAGTCGCGAAAGTGAAGCGAGTCGGCATGTTGGCATCCATGATTCCAACAGCCGCAGGTTTCAAACTTGGCAAGATTCCAGGCGTTCCTGCATGGATCAAGAACCAAAAGAACACGTCCGGCGCAACCGTCACAGACAAGCGCGGTGCAAAGTCGCATTTCTTCCGCTTGAATCTTGAAGCATACGCCACAAGCGAAATGCAACGCCGCATGAACTACGCGCTTTCATACCGTATCAACGCGATTGAGCGGCAGGTGCCATTTGTTGTGCGCAAGCTGGAAAAGAAGCTCCAACAGGCGATCAATGCCGCCTGATTTTGACGCGTCGGCCGAATAAATGCCGCTGCCGCCGAACACTGAAACACTGATTCCTCAACTGATCGCCAACTACGCGACCACCCGCCGGGCTGATTTAAGCCTGCCAGACTCCACCGCGCTGCCGTTCGTCGTTGGTCCGACCATCGTTGAGCAAGCATTTCCTCGCGTTGTTTTCGTCACGTCTAGCGTCGGCATCCCGCATCCCAAACGGATGGATTTAACCATTAGCGTGGAGTTGCAAGTTGCCGCAGCAACCGCAACCATCAGCGACGAAAGCGCATGGGCTGCAAGCCTCCGATTCATTCTAGCTGACAAAGCCGCATTTCTCACCTGGCTCGCCGCGCAAACGCTCGCAGTCCGCACCGGTTACAGCGTGCGGCACTACCGTTTGAGCGATGCCTCGCAAGCTATTGACGACAAGCAGGGCGTCCGCGCTCGCCGCGCTGATATAGTTATCGGCATCCGCACGGATGAACTCTCGGCATCGTGATTTTGACAACCTCCGCGTTTTGATATGAAACACCTTCTACTCGTCCTTTTCCTCGCCCTCTCGACGCTTGGCTTTGCCGCTGACATCACCGTTATTGCCTCCGCAGTCGTGCCGAGTTCGTCCGCCGTTTACAAATACGCCACCGCAGGCGCAACCATCGCAGCCGGTCAACTCTGCTATCTCGACGCCGCCGACCTCGATGGCAACGGCATCGGCAAGGCCAAGTTGAGCGACGCCAATGGTGCCGCCGCTTTGCGAGTTGTGGACGGAATCGCAGTTTCTAGCGCGTCATCCGGTCAACCTGTCGTGATCGTCACCTACGACCCCGCCCTTGTGATTGCCGCATCTGGCCTAACCCCAAACAACATTCTCCTTTCCTCCGCAACCGCCGGCGGCATTGCTCCGTCTGCCGACCTGACAGCGGGATGGTATTTGACCGTCGTTGGAGTCGTGAAAAGCGGCACCACCATTTTCTTTCGCGCACCCGGTCACGTCTCCGGCGCATCGTCTTAATCGGCTCTCGCCTAACATTTAACGCTCTAAAATATGGCCGCCCCATCCACAGTCAACATTCACGGCTCAGCCGACACGCTGAACGACATCCAAGACGAGAGTAATCTCGACGTTCAGGACTTCAAATTCAAGGCATCGCGTGAAACACGTGACCGCAAAAACCGCCACGGCAACCTTCGCCGCCGCGAGTATTTTAACGCGATGGTTTCCATCTCGTTCACGGCCTTCATCGTGACCGCTGCCGGACTTGGCGACCAACACCCAGGAACTCGCGTTGTCTCGCTCGCCAACTACGCCACCGAGCGGCGCGGCTTTGATCCTGCCGTCGGAACCATGATGCTCGATGATGTCGAGGATTCATGGGGACTCGACGAGGATGTGAAAGCCTCATACAACATTACCCACGCTCCGTTTGTGGTCACCGCGTAAACAACCGCACTCCCAGCATGAAGACCACCAACGCCGCTCCGGCCTACTCTCGCACAACGTCCGTAGAACTAGGAGCGGCGTTGTCCGTTTTAGGAATCGACATCAGGCTCGATGTAAGCGTGGACAAGATCAGCGGCAGAGGCTGGCGAACACTCATGCTCGGTATGGATTCCGTCCCGTGGCAAGCCATCGGCGCGGAGACTCTGGCAGACGATCCGTTGCCGTCTCACAACACACGCACGACGCTTTCCCTTATCCGCACAGGAGCATTGCAAGACGCTGATCCACATCATCCCGCGTTGGATGTCTTGCGAGCCTGCAAAGCCGCTGACACGCTGGCAGAATGGGCAAAGACGGGCGATGAATGCGTTCTCGCGAAGGTCAAAGGCGCGGAACGATGGGCGTTGGTTAAATCGCCGCTGCCGCTCTCATCGAAAACCGCGCCCGCAGCATTCGGCACACGCTCACTCAAGCTCGCCGCAAGCCTCGCCGCCCTTGGTTGTCCTATTCTCCGCATCGAAGGCCAATCACCGAACGCGCTCTTTTGCTTTCCCGCAGTCGGCTACGGATTCCCGCCGCCAGTGGTTTCCGATCTCGCGCAAGCATACCGCTCTGGCAGACTCGCGGAACACACGCCAGAACATCCACTTTTGTGGATGATGCAGGGACTTTCAAACCGTGACGCCATCCGCGATTTGATGGAAAACAAAAAACCGCTTGTACTCATCCGCGCCCCCGGCACCGGACGCGCATCGTTAGTTAGCTCAAACTCGAAAGGCGCGGCAATGGATCGCGTGAAAAAACACCTTGGAATTGTATGATTGAACACGAAGAAAACCTCACGATTGAAGAAGATGGAACATCCAAAGGCATCAGCGCGCCAGTGATGATTCTGGACGACGACACAACCGCCGCAGACCGTCACGCGAGCGACGTTGACGCAGCGTTCGGAGTCGTTCCATTTTTCTGGAAGTCTCAACAACTCGCGCCCTTCGCCATCGACAGGGAAGGGGACTGGCAGCGTCACCGTGAAATCATGGGCGATCCGCAGCTTCACGAAATCATCCGCACTCCGCAGTCGATGGTCATGGATGCCCTGCGCGTGATTTGGTTCTGCGCTCACGATCCGCGTGAATGGCTCTCGATTCCCTCGATGACCATCGACGAGGATGGCGCATGGGTTCGGCGCACGGCTCAAGAGCGGGCGCTCATCATCGAAGAGAAGATCCGCGCATGGAGTCGTGACAACGTGGCGAACAGCGAGCAGGCAATGGCGGTGTCACTATTCTACGACATCTTTCGCAGCGCGCAAAAGACGCGAGCCGTTCCGAAACCTTCCGAAAACTCAAGCGAGCAACGCTCAAAAAACTAGCACGCCCTTGCATCGCGGCGGCTTATGTGTCGCTCGTTTCAAGGGCAAACCCATCGCTCAAAAGTGAAGAGTTCATCCGCTACCATTTACCGCAAGAGCGCGGGTGGGCATACGTCCATCAGTTCCTCATCGAATCAGGATCAGACATGCGATGGCCGCAAACCGAAGCTAACGCAGAAGGGCGTTGGTGGAATCGCGTCTTGAAATCCTTTGGCCTTTGACACGCAGAGTCTAACTAAATGAGCGCATCAATCGAACTCGGCTGGAATAATGGCAAACTGCAAGCGGGCGCTGCTGGCGCTGCCGCGATTGTGGACAAGGCGAGCGCTCGCATGAAGGGCGCGCTGGCTAGCATTGGAAAGAGTGTTGCATCTGGAGTTGGAGTTGGCGCTGGAGTTGGAATCTTCAATTCCATTACATCATCAATCAAGGCTATACCTATCGAGATTGCCAAGGCCACAATTTCGTTTGATTCCATGAGGATTGGCATGGAGGTAATCGAGGGAAGCGCCAGCGGTGCCGCTCAACGTATATCGGAATTACAAGACCTTGCTAAACTCCCTGGACTTGGATTTCAACAAACGGTCGAAGGTGATATTCGACTTCGATCAGCCGGAATCAGCGCAAGCGTAAGCAAAAAGGCAATCGAGGAGATGGGTAATGCGCTCGCGGCAGTTGGTAAGGGGAAGGGTGATATGGACGGCGTGATTCTAGCGCTCTCGCAAATCGCCAGCAAGGGCAAGGTTTCAGCGGAGGAAATCAACCAGATCGCAGAGCGAGTGCCGCAGATTCGCGCCATCTTGAAAGGCACATTTGGCACCGCCGACACCGAGGCAATCCAGAAGATGGGCATTCCTGTGGAATCATTCATCACGTTGGTTGTTGATGGTTTTTCGCGCACTGTGCCGAGGGCTATTGTTGGGCTTCAGGGGAAGATTGACAATTTTAGCGATGCTGCGCAAATGAGTATGGCGGCGTTTGGCGCTGGGATTGCGGAAGAGATGATTGGCCCGCTGGACACCGCAACGGAGAGTATGGGGTCACTCAGTGAAAGGTTCGAGGAATTGGGGTCTTTTGCTGGCGACTTTGCCAATAGGTGGTCAAGGCAGTTTGACGACCTAAACAGCGCCGTTGGCGGCTCTGGGGATAGCCTGCTTCAGTCCTTTGCTAACCTTTTCGCAGCTAACTACTGGCAGCAAGAAGACGCGCTCATTGAGAAGTCGAAAAAACTAGCCGACGTAATTTCAAGGCAAAAAGCTGAAACTGACAAAGCCACTGATTCGATCACAAGGGCTGCGGCTCAAGATAAAGAGTGGGCCAAGCAGCGCGACGAATTAAACAACGCGCTAGATTTGTATGTCGCCAAACAGGATGCGGCTAACGCAAGCGCCGAACAGTCCGCCGTTGCCTCTGCAAAGCAAGCGGAGGAGTTGGCCAAACTGCAAGAGCAGTTAGACCAGTCCGCTGAGCGCACACTAAACTCGTCGCTAAGCCCAAAAATGCAGCAACAGCGGGAGATTAAAAAACTCGACAAACTCGACAACGAGATTGATTATGCTTCCATCTTTGGGGATGAGGAGCGTGTGATTAGGCTCAAGACGGAGCGCGAGGGCGTGCTGCTGCGCATTGGTGATCTTGAAAAGCAAATAAAACTGGAGACACAGAAGCAGGTCGATGAGGATGAGCGATTGCTCAAGCAGGCCAAAGATAGGGAGGACCACTCCAGAAGCGCGCTTCAAATGCTCGATCTTGAGCTTGCCATCCTCAATGCGCAAGCCAGCGGACACGACAAGAAAGCAAAGCAACTTGAGCATGAGCGCGACGTGCAAGAAGAGACGGCGCGCATCGTTGCGGACACCGGACTAGCCTACGCTGACGCCGCGAAGAAGGCGGAGCAGTTGGTTAGCGCCAAAGAGCGTGTTGATGGGCGCAAAGACGGCAATGGACGGCGGAAGATTCATGGCTATTCGCAAGATCAAGGCGATGGCGTGGATACAATCGGCGCAGGTTTCCGCCGTGCTGAGTCACGCAGGAACGACGCCCGCGAGCGCGCAAATAGCCGAGTCAATGAGTTCATGGGAATGGACAGCATGAGTCCGTCACGACTCGCGCCGCGCGGCGACATCGGCGCAAAGACACCCGCCACAGATGCGCCTAAAGCGAGCGGCGAATCTGAACTCGCAACACTGTTCAAAGCCTACTCTGACAAGACGGTTGAAATCTTTGAGAAAGCACTCGCATAATGGCAACACCTCCAACTCACATCGCGCATGGCGCTTTAGAAGAGCAAATCGGCGGGCTGAAATTCAGTCTGCGCGGCAATGATTTCGATTCGTGCAGCTATTCAATCGACAGCGCCAGCGACGGCTTTGTTGTCGTTGGTTCCGCATTGCCAGGCTATTCCAAGATGAAAGCCGTGGATGTTCGGCAAGAGGACGTCGGTGCGGCATGGATTTACTCGGCAGAATATAAGGGGTTCAAAAACTCCAACGAATCCCTGCGCGTGTTCAGTCGTTCGGAAAACTCGCCGTCGGAGGGATTCGACAACGTCAATCTGACCATCGCAACCACGATGGACACGGAGCATCCGCTACTCGCGCGCGGTGCAGGCATCCCGAATGATGATAGTTTCCCGAACATGTATATCGTGGATCGCACGAAAGAAGTCTCGGAGGTTGCCGGATTCAACATCCTGAATCTTCAACTTCGCGGACTGCTCGGAGACAAGCCACTGACCCGCCGAGTGAACGGAAACCAAGTCACCATTCAGCCTTCCGTGAACTGGGAAATGGCGGACCAGACGAACGCGATTGGAGAAACAATTCTCGGATGGCCGGGATACTCCTACCCAAACACGGAGTTCACCATTCCAAAGATCACCGTCGTTGATTCATTCGTCACAACCACCACGCCGCCGTGGGGAGGTATTCCGGGCAACTTCACGCCAGCGAATGCGCCGACGCTCACTGACTTTGTATTCTGGACATCGGGAGCCGTGCGTTACAACTGGCCGTTTGGATGGAGGCGCGCAAACGTGACGACCGAACAGATACCGGGAAAGAACCTCTGGTTCATTTCGGTGACCTACGAATACCAACACAAGATTCTGCCAGAATAACCAAATGGGACGAGTCGCGCCAACGTATCGCATCAGGAGATTTCGCGGAGTCGCCACCATGCGTGACTTGCGCGACTGGATGGCGTGGATTGGTGCTCGCGTTCATGCTCAATTCGATATTGAGGCAAAGGGCGTCACCCGCGCCGAGGTCCGCGCCGACGGTTCGGTTTTCTGGAAGCTCACAAACAATGGAGCGCCGGGCGCAACGGGCGCGACCGGGGTCACGGGACCAACTGGTCCAGATGGACCGCCGGGAGCGCTCACGCCGGGGCCAGATGGCCCGGAGGGTGATCCGGGCGCGCCGGGGCCGCCGGGACCAACGCCAACCGATCCGGGGCCGCCAAGCACAGTGCCGGGGCCGCCCGGACCAGCGGGACCAGTAGTGCCGGGACCGCCGGGAGTGAACACTTGGGAGGGCGACGTTGGGCCAACGGGAGCGACTGGATCACCTGGCGTTTCGCTTGACGGATTGCCCGGACCTGATGGCGACCCGACAAAGACCGCCATCGTGGCCAACCATCAAGGCGTTTATGGATTCGCCGCGATTGAGTCCGGCGAGTGCCTTTTTCGCGACCACATCAAAGCGCGCATCACGAAGGGAACAAGTCACATCCCAATCGACGCGCAGTTTCTCGCCGTTATTGAGCCGGGAACCGCGCAGATTGAAAGCGTCACGACTAACAAGCCTGCGCGCATCACTGCCATCATGCGCGGGCCGTATATCGTCACAGAAGCGCGCGCAATGCTCGAAGCGGTCTTTACCGTCACGGGCATTCGTCGCGGCTTTGTGGGCGCATCATGGCCGCGATACACGGCGGAGCAAATGGCGCGCAATGCTGCTTTTTACGCGGAGGCTCACGCATGACACCAGTCAGATACATGCTGCCGAAATCAGGCGTGCTCAAAGCCTCTCAACTCTCCGATTACATTCGGTTTATGGGACGCGTCTTGGGTTACAAAATCTCATTCGCGAACGAGCCGGGATTTCAAGAGCGCGCTGATGGCAGCACATACATTGACCTCACGGGCAGCCATCCACCCGGACCAGATGGAGCGGCGGGCATGGCGGGGTCACCCGGACCAACAGGACCAGCAGGCGCGGCAGGACCAGCCGGACCGCCAAGCACAACGCCGGGGCCGCCGGGACCGGCACAGACAACACCGGGACCACCGGGACCGATGCCGACCGGGCCTGATGGCATTCCGGGCATTCCCGGACCGCCCGGACCAGTCGGATCGCCGGGACCGGATGGAGGTCCACAGGGACCACCGGGAGAACCGGGAGACACTGGCGCGCCGGGACCGGATGGCCCACAGGGACCGCCGGGACCGCCCGGAGATAAATATGCCATCGTCACCGTGGCGGAAGGTTGGCACGTCGGCATGATCGCCACCGAATCACCGCGCCCTTATTTCGTCGAGCGTCTAACGTTCAGCGCAACCACGAAAAGCATTCCAATACCTGCGCTTTTTCGTGGAACAATTGAGCCGGACAGCCTGCGCGTGATGTCATGCTCGCTCACTGGTTGTGGCGCATATATCAAAGGCAATCGCGCCGTCATCGACTCTCAAGGCAGGGCCGGAACCGTCACCGTTGCGGGCATTCGCAGAGGTTGCGGCAACTGGTTTTATCGCGATTACACGCCAGATCAAAAGCGGAAGAATGACGACTTTTACTCTCTCGCCCATTCGTGAAAGCACAGAAACAAAAAGCCGTTTACAGGTTCAAGCGCAGCGGCGGGCTAGCGCTCGCCTCCGATTTGCGGGATGCTGGAACGTGGCTGATGAAGCAAGTCGGCGGCGGTATAACATCGGGCGAGTTTACGTCTAACAATGCGGGATACATAGACGCCGATCTATACGCACCCGGACCACCGGGAGACGGCGGCGCACAAGGACCAACGGGACCAACTGGCGCAACAGGACCAGCGCAAACGTCACCGGGACCACCCGGAGGACCGGGCGCACGCGGACCAGTTGGACCATTGACGCCGGGGCCACCGGGACCAGCCGGAAACAATGGACCACAGGGACCAATGGGACCGCCCGGAGGGCCGGGGCCGCCGGGACCGCCAGCAGGGCCGGGGCCGCCGGGAGACAAGGGGCCAGCAGGCGCAGATGGATCAATGGGGACGGGTGGCGCGCCGGGACCGCCGGGAGCAAAACTCGCCATCGTCCAAAGCGGAACCGAGATCGTCGGATTGCACGTCATCGAGCAGCCCGAAATGCGCTTTGTCGAGGTCGTTGAATGGTCAATTCCGAAAGGCTCAACCACCGCAACCGTTGTGATGCACCCGCGCTTTCTCGCCGCCGTCCATCTCGATTCCATCCTCGTAACATCCGCCGTCCCATGTCGCAGCATGTTGTTAGGTGCGTCCATTGTTGGCAACATGATCGTCATCAAAACCGCTCGCAAACAAGCGCAGCTTTTGACAGGGGCGGCAACCATAAGCGCGGCACCGAATCACATCGAGCCGCGCCGATTCCCTGAGTTCACCGCTACGCAGAAAAAACGCAACGACGCCTTCTGGGCATCCGCGATCAACACACCACCACCATGATTGATTGGTTCCACTGTCCCGCTGTCCTCACTCCGAAAGAGTGCAAGATGGTTGTTAAGCACGCGCAGAAACGCTATGAGGCGCGACCCGCAACAACTGGTCACGGCGGAACGTCCGCGCTTAATCCGCAGTTACGCAAATCAACCGTTCGATGGCTGGACTATGGCGATCTCGACCTTCTCTGGCTTTTCCGCAGACTTGATGCAAAGGCATTGCTCGCAAATCAGTCGTTCGGTTTGGATCTCCAACACTCATCCGTCGAGTGGCAGTTCACCGAATACGACTCCAAAGACCTTGAGCATTACGGATGGCACGAGGACAGTTCAGCGCGCATCAAAAAGCCGATGGACCGCAAGCTGACAATGGTTATGCAACTAACCGAGGCGAGCGCATACGACGGCGGCAAGTTTGAGCTTCGCGGCGATCCAATTCCTGACACTTACTTTCGCAACGCTGGCGACGTGCTCTTTTTCCGTTCGGCGCTGACGCATCAAGCGCAACCAGTCACGCGAGGAATTAGGCATTCGTTGGTGACGTGGATTCATGGGCCGACGAGATAGTTGTTGACGGTTGCAACGGTTGCGCTTTGTTATTTTGCATGAAAAACAAAATCGGCAGAATACTGATAGCGTGTGAATATTCCGGCACCGTTCGCGATGCATTCGCTCGGCGCGGATGGGATGCATGGTCATGCGATCTACTGCCTAGTGAAAAGCCAGGCAACCACCACCAAACCGATGTGCTTAACGTGATGGGCGATGGATGGGATGTGATGATTGCACATCCGCCTTGCACGCATCTAGCGGTTTCTGGCGCTCGCCACTTTCCCGCAAAACGAGAGAGCGGAGTGCAAGATGAGGCTTTGGAATTTGTCAGATTATTACTGGGTGCAAATATTGCCAGCATTGCGTTGGAAAACCCAATCAGCATCATCAGCAGTCGAATCAGGAAGCCCGATCAAATCATTCAGCCTTGGCAGTTTGGACACGGCGAGACAAAGGCAACCTGCCTCTGGCTCAAAAATCTGCCGAAACTGACTCCAACAAATATAGTGGGGGGGCGCGAGCAAAGAATCTGGAAAATGCCACCCAGCGCGGACAGGTGGAAGGAGCGCTCACGAACAATGGCTGGAATAGCGGAGGCGATGGCGGCTCAGTGGGGGCGGAGAGAGTTTCGCCTGTTTTGACATCCGCCGCGATTCGTGGACTTCACTTTTGACCTTGCGACTAACCAGCTAGTGCCGACAAACGGCGTGGATGAAATCGCGCTCAAATGGCGGAGTCGCGAACCGATTCGCATTCACTTTCACCGCGACGGCACAGATGAGCTTTTACCGACTGGATTCGGCCTTGCCCTCTACCTCGAAAGGGCGGGAACGACGCTGGCAACTTGCACGTCATTCACGGCGCCGGGGGCGGCAACGGGCTACTATACCGGCACTCTAATTCTCAATACAACGCCACTGACTACGGCGTTCACGACTGCCACCGTGCTAGCAATCGCGGCAAGTGTCGAGGTTCATTGGTGGGCATCCGGCGAGGCATCATCTCCTGCCATTTCGGACACTGTAGTTGGCGCTCAGATCATCCGCCCATCAGTCGCGCCAGAGCCTGCGAGCGTCGAAGTAATCGACGGTGGGGCTGAATACTTGGAGCAAAATGTGCCAGTCTGGAAGCCGCTAATCACCGCGCTCACTGGTGGAACGTCAACATGCCTCGATGCCATAACCACAAGTGGAAAATCCAACCTTTACGTGATCCTCAAAATCTCATCCGAGATTCAAGACTGGATTCTAACCACAGGCACAACAGCAGAGGATGCGGACAACGGTATTGTGCGACCAGACGACTACGCCACGACCACGAACGAGCAAGTTTGGAAGCGCCTCCGATAATCACCATGAAGCACATCATCATTCTCGCCGCCATCTTCGCGGCAACCATCGCCACCGCGCAGACTAAAGCCGTTCTCAAGAACATCAACGGCAGCACGATCACGGAAAGCCTAACCATCGGCAGCGGCAAGACTCTAACCATCGCGAGCGGTGCAACGATCAACGCGACTGGCGCAACAATCACAGGCTTCACCGCATCGGCGGCATGGGGCAGCATTAGCGGCACGTTGAGCGCGCAGACAGATTTGCAATCTGCGCTTGATTTGAAGGCACCTAAAGCATCTCCAACCTTCACCGGACAAATCGGCACGGATGGCGATGTTGTCGGACAGTCGGCGGGCGTCACTCGATACAGTGACGGCTCGCTTCGTTTCTTTGGCGGTGCCAGTGCCTCACCTTGGCACGGCGGCGTGGGTGGGTCTTTGTTGCTGCAAGGTGCTGATGCTGACGCTCAACATGGCGGCAACGGCGGCAGTCTGAACATGTATGGCACACCGGGGCAAAACGCAGGCAGCATCTCCACCACAGCGGGAGGCAGTCTAACTATGGGCACCGCTAATCTGGCGGGCGGCAGCGTCGCGGGCACCATCCTCACCACGGCTGGCAGCGGTGCAAGTCTCACCAGCCTCAACGCCGACAATATTTCATCTGGCACCGTCGCCGCAGCACGACTCGGCAGTGGATCCTCCATTACCACCAAATACTTGCGTGGTGACAACACCTGGCAGACCATCAGCGGCGGTGGCGACGCGCTCACCAGTGGCACGCTCGCGCAGTTTGCAGCGACTACCTCGGCGCAACTCATCGGCGTCTTGTCTGACGAGTCTGGAACTGGCGTCATTTTAACAACCACGGGCAGCGCGGCAGGATTGACAGACTTTCCAACGCTCAACCAAAACACCAGCGGCAATGCTGCAACGGTGACGACAAATGCAAACCTCACCGGACCCGTAACATCGACTGGCAACGCCACTGCAATAGCCAATGGCGCAATCAGCAACGCAATGCTTGCCAACGGTGCGGTTGCGAATCTCAGCGGCACCAACACGGGCGACCAGAGTCTTGCGGCGTATCTGACGAGCGCTACCGCATCGAGCACCTACCAGCCGCTCGACAGTGACCTTACCAGCATCGCTGCCCTGACCACCACCACGGCTGGCCGCGCTTTGCTCGATGACGCTGACGCCGCCGCTCAGCGCACCACGCTAGGACTTGGCACGCTGGCAACGCAGTCTGCAACGATCACGGATTATCTGCTCTCGGCTACGGCATCGAGCACATATCAAACACTCGATGCCGACCTCACCGACCTCGCCGATGGATCACTCACGGGAACACTCGTCGCTGCCGCAACGACCTCTGCACGCGGCAGCGTCGAGCTTGCCACTGATGGTGAGACTGCTGCCAGTGTCGCCGTGCAGGGAAGTGACACACGTTTGGTTAGCGCAACCAAAGTCGAGATCGGCATTGCCCTCTCGGATGAAACCAGCGACAACACCGCCAGCAGCACGACTCCGAAGGTGACCTTCAGGATGCCCTTTGCAATGACGATCACCAGCCTGCGATGCAGTCTGACCAAAGCCTCAACGGGAGCAATCGTCATTGTGGATCTGCACGAATCTGGCACCACCGTGATGACGACCAACAAACTCAGCGTGGACGCGAGCGAAACAACCAGCACCACCGCTGCAACAGCGCACACACTGACCGACACTGCACTCGCAGACGACGCGCTGATCGAGCTATTCATTGATCAAGTCGGCACCACTACCGACAACACCGGAGAAGGCGTCAAGGTCTGGATCATTGGCACACGATGAAAACACTTTCTCATATCATCGCAATCGTATGGCTTGCTGCGGCTTGTCCCGCGTTCGGGTTCATCATCAACCCATATTTATTTGTCGTCGCGGGTGGCGGCAGTGATCCCGATTTTGCCAGCGTTGTTCTACTCGCCCATTTCGATGGCACAAATGGAGCCACGACGACAACAGACTCATCGAGTTACGCCCGCGCGATCACTCTGAACAGCGGCGCGGCACTCAGCACCACGACGCCCAAGTTCGGCACGGCATCGCTTCTGACCGACGGCACAGATGATTACGGATCATGCGCCTCCTCCGCTGATTTCTCATTCGGCACAGGCACAGATTTCACTGTCGAGTTTTGGCTGAAAAGCGACTCAACAGACCCCGACGGATGCGGTGTTGCGCTGCAAGGAAATACTTTTTATGTGACCCTAATCAGTGGCTCTTTATACTTTGGCAACGGTGGCGTGAATATGGTGATCGCTTCATGGTCGGGGAAAAATGACGCATGGCAATTTATCATGGCTCGACGCAGCGGCAGCACTTGTGAACTGTTCATCAACGGCACATCCCAAGGCACCTACGGTTCTTCGGTAACCATTGGCGCCAATCAAGAACTAAGAATGAATTATGCATCCGTCAGTGGTGCATTCGGTAAAGGTTATATCGACGATCTCCGCATCACTAAAGGCGTTGCCCGCGCTAATACCATCCCAACCGCAGCCCATCCCGACTCATGAAGTTGCTTTTCAACACAACCACGCAGGAGCTTTGCGCATATCCTCGCAGCGATGATGATACCGTATCTGGCTTGTCATCCGACTACCTCACCATGAACGTGACGCGTGACGATGCGCCCGCGTTCGACCCGCTCACACATCGACTCACTGGCACCGAGACAATCGACGCCGCTGCCTGCACCGTGCATTACGGATGGCAGGTTGAAGCGCTGCCGCCTGCCGTGAAAGCATGGCCGTCCAAAGCTGAGTTCTGGGCCGAGTTCACCACCGAAGAAAAAGCCGGAATCATCACAAGCGCGAACATTGGAATCAGGATGCTCGACAAAGAGCTGACCATGTGGACAGCGACCGTGCGCGCCGACGATCAACGAATCATTGACGGCCTAACAGCGCTGGCATCTGCCGGAATCATCAGCGGAGCGCGCAAAACCGAAATCCTCACATGAGCATCATCGATGAAAACGGCAACGCAATCATGCGCGTGGGAATGGTTCACAAAATCATGGCAGGCGCATGTGTGGCGCTCATCTCAGCGCAGACGGTGGCGCTGATGTCGTGGGGTGTTTGGGTTACATCCACTGTTGCGAGGCATGACGTAGAGATCGCAGTCATCCGCGCCATGAAGTCCAGCGCAATCAATCCCTCGACCATTTACAGTGATCTTGCAGCCGCTGATTGTTTTGACAAATGACGCAAGACGATATGAAAAAGAAATTCATGCTCTGGTTATCTCTCCTGACAAAAACCGCATCCATTGTCACGGGTGCGGCATCGCTTCCGGTCATTGGAATGCTTCCAATGCAATACGCAGGATATGCCGCGCTCGCGTTCGCGGGTGCTAGCGTCATCAAGGACACCACAAACCGAATCGGTGATCTCGCTGATGACGGCATCGCCAACAACAGTTACAAAGGCTAAAACCTCACACCACACGAAGAACACCACATGATCCTAATCGGCTCAATTATTGCAGCAGTTGCAACGATACTGTTCACGCTGATGGCGTTTTATCTCGCGCTTCAAGGACTCGAAAACCGCGAGGAATAATCAACTGCACCACATGCCGAAAGCGCCAACCATCACAGAGCGGAAACTCGGCAGGCACGGCGCTCATGGTCTTTGCTGGAACGATGGCACGATTGAAATTGACCCGCGTCTAACGGGCAAGAAACGGCTGGAAGTCGTGTGTCACGAAATAATTCACCACATCGCGCCCGAATGGGAAGAGGCAAAAGTTTTACACGCCGGACGAATCATGGGCAATGCCCTTTGGAAGCAGGGATACCGCAAAACAGACTCCTAACCACATGACAAAAATACAGATCGCAAGGGACTACATCACGCGCTTTCCCGACGCCGAAAACCGCACGATTGCGCGGGCGATGAACAAGGAGCAGCCTAAGGTTTTCCCAAACTCCGAGAGCGCTAGAAACGTCATCCGCACTCTTCGCGGAGCGTTTGGAGATCGCAAGGCGGCAGACAAAAGCGCAGTCCGTCCGCTCGGATGGCAGAAGAATATCATGCCGAAAACGCTCGCAACTCCGCGTGAAGATTTCGTCATCAGCGGCAAGAATCGCATTCTGATTCTGTCTGATATTCATATTCCTTACCATGACGTTAAGGCGCTTAAGACTGCCATCGAGCACGGGAAGAAACAGAATCCAACCATCATCCTGCTCAATGGAGATGTTGGAGACTTTTATGCGGCATCTGATCACTCGAAAGATCCACGCAGGCTGATGTCGGAGGAGTTGGATTCGCTGCGCCAGTTCCTTTTCTATCTCCGCGCTCAATTCCCGAAGGCGCGCATCCTCTACAAAATCGGCAACCATGAGACGCGGGTTGAACGATACCTAACAAAGAATGCGCCAGTTGTTCTCGGTATTCCAGAGTTCAAAATACAATCGTTCTTGAAATTCGATGACATGGGCATTGAGCTTGTTGAGTCGTTGCAAATCACACGCCTCGGCAAGCTTCCTGTCATCCACGGGCATGAGCTGCCAAAGGGCGGTGGCGTGAATCCTGCGCGCTGGCTATGGCTCAAGCTCGACGAGACGGCGATGTGTGGACACTTCCACAAGACATCCGAAAACATCGAAGCAACCGGATTGCAGAAGAAACTCACGAATAATTGGAGCCTCGGATGCTTGTGTGACCTCTCGCCAGATTACGCTATCACGAACCGATGGAATCATGGATTTGCAACCGTTGAGATCAACCACTCGGATGATTACTTTGTTGCCAATCACAAGATCATCGACGGGAGGGTTTACTGATGCCCTCCATCTACATCGCGGGTCCAATGACGGGTTATCCTCGCTACAATTTCGACGCATTCGATCAGGCGCGAAACGATCTTGAGCGCGATTGGGAAGTCATTAGTCCCGCCGACATGGATCGCGAGCTTGGTTTCGATCCTGACAAGTCCGAAGTGACGATTGAGTTTCTGCGCGACGCAATGGATCGAGACATTGCCGCAGTGATGCGCGCCGATGCGCTCTATGCGCTCGCGGGATGGGAGAAAAGCAAGGGCGCAAGTGCCGAGGTTGCGCTTGCGAAATGGCGCGGCATCCCGATTCATTTCGAGGTCGTGGAAGCGTCGACGCCGGCGCTCATCGGCTT